TCGGCCAGAAAGACCGTCTTCGTCTCGGACACGGCGGTGATCGCCCAGCGCTGCCAGACCCAGCCCAGCCCGTCGACCAGCATCATCGGCACGCCCTGCCGGGCCACGGCGCGCATCAGCTCCATCTGCCGCAGACCGCCCTTGAAATGGGGGTAAATCACCCCTTCAAGGCTGATCTCCTCGGCGCCCGGGCCAAGGTATTGCAGCGCGGGCGCGCGCCCCAGCCGGTCCTGTCGGGCCCAGCGGAAGGCGGCATCGCGGGTGAAGGTCTGGTAATTGGCGCGGTTCACGCCAAAGCGGAAGGTGCCCAGCGCCATCATCACCGTGGGCAGGTCAATCATGGAAGCCCCCGTCATGCAGCGGCGCGGCGCGCGCCATGTCTTCCAGCTCGCGCCGCACGGCAAGGGCCACGTCGCGCGCCGACTGGCCGGGGGCGGCGGTCACGTGGATCGCCCCGATGTGGAACGCCGGGGCGGCGCGCCCGCCGCCGCGCAGGCCGCGCAACTGGCGGGTGGAAATGACCGTGCCATCTGTGCGCGGCACGAAGACCTCCTGCCCCTCTTCCTGCCAGCGGTACATCCGCCCGGCGCGCACCGGCCCGCCCAGGGCCCGGCCCTCGAACCCGGTATCCATCGCCCCGCCCATGCCGGCATAGCCATCGCCGATCAGCGCCGCGCCACCGGCCGTGGCAGACTTCATCCAGTCGGGGATCATGGCGTCGAACTTGTCCCGCACCCAGCCGGTCAGCGCATCGATCTGCGCGGCAATGCCTGCCCGCAGGTCGGTGATCCATTGCGCGCCGATGGCGTAAAGGTCGATGTCGAAGGCCGACAGGATCAGCGCATTGACCCCCATCAATGCCTCGCCGATCAGCGTGAGCGGGTTGAACTCGGCGATCACCGCCAACACCCCGTTCAGCAGCCCCTCGTCAAAGGCCTTGCGGATCGTCTCGATCTTGTCGCTGAAGTAGGTGACGATGCTGTCCCAGTTGGCATAGATGATGTACGCCAGTACCGCGAAGGCGGCGGCCAGCAGCAGGACCGGTGTCGAAACCAGCCCCGCCAAGCCAAGGGCGATCTTGCCGATGCCGGTTACAATGGTCAGCAGCGTACCGCTGAACATCAGACCCAGCGCGACCCAGCCCAGAACGTCCCAGCCGCCGATGGTGTCCGCGATGCGGTCCAGCGCCGGGTAGAGAGTATTCCAGACATCATAAACGCCGACGCCGAAGTCGCGGATCGCCGTCAGGACACGCAGGATATGGTCACCCACCGATTCCGCCCAGGCCTGCAACTCGCCATTCGCGGCCATCCTGTTCAGCACCTCCAGCAGCTGCTGCAACTGGCTTTTCATCCAGATGAACAGCCCCGATCCCATCACCATCCGCTGGAACCGCGTCCACTGGTCGCGCAGGTTGGAAATGATCCCGTCCCAGGTCTGCGATGCCCGCTCGGACGCGCCGGTGTAGCGGCTGCCCAGCGCGTCCATCAGCAGGGTGATTTCCTCGCGCCCCAGCCTGCCCTGTTCGGACAGCTTCTGCACTTCCTCGGTGCTCTTGCCCATCTGCTGCGACAGCAGGTCCCACACCGGCACGCCGCGTTCCAGCATCTGCATGGCCTCTTCGCCCTGCAGCTTGCCCTTGGTCCAGGCCTGGCCCAGGGCCAGCGTCAGCCCGTTGAGCGTTTCCGCATCGCCGCCGGTGGCCGCCATGGTATCAACCATCGCCTGCAGCGACCCCGTGGTCGGGTCAAGGCCAAAGGCCTTCAGCCGGGCATAGGCCTCGACCGTCTGTTCCACGCTCAGCGGCGTGCGGGTGGCAAAGTCCTCGATCCAGGCCATCGCCTGTTCGGCCTTGGCCGATGATCCTTCCAGGGTGGTCAGCTGCACGTTGAACTGTTCGAACTGCGCCGCCGGTTTCACAAAGCTCGCCGCCAGCGCCGTCATCCCCGCGCCATAGGCCGCCACCGCCGCGCCGCCCTTGACCGCCGCCCCGGAAATGTCCCCCAGCCCGCTGCCGATCATGGCCGAGGCGCGCTTTGCCCGTTCGGCCTGGCGCACCAGGCTGTCGCCGCCGATCCGCTCGATGGTTTTCATCGCCGCCCGCGCCGGTGCGGTGGCCCGGTCCACCAGGCGCAGGATCAGGGCGATGTTCAGATCAGCCATCGGGTTCCTCGTGACGGGCCACCAGCGCGCCAGTTCCCCGGGTGTCATCGGGTCCATGTCCCGGGGGGTCCAGTGAAAGACAAGGGCGAGGTCCGCCATCGTCTCCTCGACATCCTCATGCGGCAGATCTACGGGCGATCCGGGTCCAGTGCCGCCATCTGGTCCGCCGTCGCGAAAAAACCCACGACCGCGCCTGCCAGCGCCAGAAAGTCGGCCGGGTCCAGCCCCGCCACATCCTCGCCCAGCAGGGCGGGCTGGGTGATGCGCGGCAAGAGCCGCTCCATCGCCCGCACATCCATCTGCAACACATCGGTCAGCTTCAGCCCGCGCAGCGTGCCGACGGTGGGTTTGGCCACCGTCACCTCGGCCACCGGATCAGCGCCCTTGCGGGAAACGGGGGTGGTCAGCTTTACTTTCGTCATGGTTTAACCCCCCCTTAAAGACCCATCGCGCGGCGGATGTCGGCCAGCTGGTCGACCCCGCCGATCACGCGCTTGCCGTTGACCAGATCGATCTCGACGATCTGCTCGCCGTTGATCTCCAGCCGGTAGTAGCGGACATCCATCATCAGCTTCAGCGCCGTGTCGGTGCCGGGCTTCAGATCGCCGGTCTCGGCGGCGGTGATCAGCCCGCCGACGGTGGCGATGATCGTGTCGGCCCCGTCGCCCACCTCGCCCGCCGCTGCCGGGCGCAGCACGAAGCGCTGCTGCAGGCCGGGTTTTTTCAACAGGGTGGGCGACCATTCCGAAAAGGTGATCTCGGCTGTCATGGCCTCGACCCCCATGTCGATGCCGACGGGGCCGTCCATGCCCGCCCCCCGGTGCGCCTCGGTCATCACCTTGACCTGCGGCAGCTTCGCCTCGGTCGCGATGCCGAAGTACGACACCCCGTCGACGAAGGCGTTGAAGTTCTTGATCTTGCGCGGCAGTGCCATCAGGGGGCCTCCTTATTGCGCCGTGGCGACGGTTTGCACGAGTTCGGTGTAGTAGTCCCCCTCGCGGTGGGCGCGGAACGTCAGGTGTTCCAGCGGTGCGGGCGGCTCGATGTCGAAGTCGATGTACAGCTTGCCCGCCATCAGCTCGGTGGCGCTGTTGAGCTCGGGGTCGATCCAGACCTTGCCGCCCAGGATCGCGCCGCGCCGGGTCAGGGTGTTCAGGTATTCCTGCACCGTGTCGCGGATATCCAGCAGCAGCTGCTCGGAAAAGGGCCGGTCCATCGCCCAGAGCAGCGCCTCTTCCATGCTCTCATAGACCATGTCGGCGGTGCGCCGCACCGGCAGGAAGGCCCAGAGCGGATCAGAGGCCGTGGTGCGGTTGCCCCACAGGCGGAACCCGTCCTGGCGGATGATGGTCGCCACCTCCTGCTCGTTCAGGCGGTTGGCTTCGGTCTCGGTGGACGAGATCGCGAAGCTGACCGGGCGGGCGGTGCCGCTGATGCCCTGCACGATCTGGTTCGACGGCGACCACCAGAAGCCCCTGGTCGCATCCATGTAAGACAGGATGCCCGCGACATAGGCCGAGGCCGGGCGGATGACGAAGCCCTGCGTCGTGCTGTCGAACACCTTCACGCCGGGATCGACGATGTAAAGGCGGTCTGACCCGAACTTGTTGCGGTCGGTATAGGCATCGGCCTCGGTGGTGTTCGGCCCGTCGGCAATCACCACGCCGCGCAGGCGGGTGGCGACCGTGATCAGCGCCAGCGTCACCGGCGAGGCCGGGCTGGCGGCGGGGGTGGAGGTGAAGCCGGGTGCGGCGAGGATCCTCGGCACCTGACCCGTGACGTTGCGGGCGGTCATCAGGGCGTAAACCCCGGTTTGCGCCGTGGCATCGCCCAGCACATTGGTCAGCGTGG